CGCGGGGGACGGGGCGGAATCCAAGCCCTGCTTCCGGGAGGAGCAGTACGCAAAACAGGTGCTCCGGGGCGAGACGGCGGACGAGCGGTATTTTGTGATGATCCGGGAGCTGCCTTTGGAGGCCAACCCCCACGATAAGCGGACATGGCTGCTGGCAAACCCGGTGCTGCGCTATCCCAACGAGTACAGCGCCGTGCTGCTGGGGGAGATCGAGAGCGAGTACACCGCCGCCTACGGCTCCAAGGACCCGGCCAAGCTGAGCAAGTTCCTCACCCGCCGGATGTGCCAGTGGCAGGCGGAAAGCGTGAACAGCTACCTGGACGCCCGGCTCATGGAGCTTGCCCGGCAGGCCCAGGTGCCGCCGGAGGAGTTTGCCGCCCTGACGGACGGCCTCCACTGCCACTGCGGGTTCGACCTGGGCAAGCGGATCGACCTGAGCGGCGCGGGGGCTGTGTTCCCGCTGCCGGACGGGCGGATCGCCGTCAAGGCTCACGGGTTCCTGCCGGAGAACGGGGCCCTGCGCCACGAGCAGACGGACCGGGTGCCCTACACCGCCTGGGCCCAGGGCGGATACTGCACCCTGACGCCCGGGGACGTGACGGAGAACGGCTATGTGGACAACTGGATCTGCGCCGGGGAGCGGGAGCACGGGTGGAGGGTGGACGAGGTGGACTACGACGGCCACAACGCCACCGATCTGGCCATCCGCATGGGCGAGGAGCGCAACAACCCGGACTTCTGCGTGGAAGTGGCGCAGACCTGCGCGGGGCAGAACCTGGCGGTGAAGGGGTTCCGGGAGCTGCTGCTCCAGGGCCGGATTGTGCTGGAGCAGAATCCGCTGCTGATCTGGTGCCTGGGCAACGCCATTGAGGTCCAGAACAACTATGGCGATGTGAAGCTCAACAAGAAGCACAAGGACGATTCCCAGCGTATCGACCCCCTGGCCGCCGTCATGAACGCTCTGGCCAGGGTGCTGGTGAAGCCCGCGCCGGAGAGCGACATCAACGAACATATTCTTTCAGACGATTGGGGGATTTGACATGAAAAAACGAATGGGACCTATTTGGGCCAGGGCACGGCCTGTCCTGACTGCGGCGCTGGGCTGGCTGGGGCTGTACCTGGACGACTTGCTGCTGGTGGCCGCCAGCGTGTGCTTTACCACGGCGGCGGGGCAGGCGTTTGGGCGCAGCGGCGCTCTGGCGGTGGCCGGGGCCTGCTGCCTGGGGTACGGCGTCGTAGTGGCCAGATCCCGGAGAGGGGGCGGCGGCGAGTGATCTTTTCCAGATCCATGTCCGGGCGTCCCCGGAGCAAAGCGGAGATTCAGGAACTGGACTGGAGCCAGGTACAGACCTGGTTTCAGCGTACTTTCTTCTCCGGTGAGGAAATCCCCGCCGGCCAGCGCACCGCGGAGCAGGAATCCCCCATCGCCGCCGCCCACCGGATTCTGACCAACGCCATGAGCATCATGCCCATGACCATCTACCGCCGCACGGAGCAGGGCCGGTACCCCGTGGCGCTGCCGGAGCTGGACTACCTGCTGAAGGTCCGGCCCAACGCCCGAATGGGGCCCGCCCTGTGCCGGAAGGTGCTGATGAGCCAGGCGTTCTGGCACGGGGAGGGCTATCTGGGCATTTTCCGCGACCGTTCGGGCGGGATTACCGACCTCATCCCGCTCCCCACTGAGGGCCGGACCATTCGGAAGGACCAGGATACGGGCCAGCTGTGGTACGACTTCACGGTGGACGGCCTGACGCGCACCTTCGCCCCGTCGGAGCTGGTGACCGTGTTCTTTGACACCTACGACGGGCTTTACGGCAAGGGGATACTGGCTCTGGCCAGGTCCGCCATCGCCGCTGACGCCGGAGCGCAGAAGTACGCCCGGAAGTTCTACCAGAACGGGGCGCGGATGAGCGGGATTGTGACCGTGGACACGGACATGGGCCGGGAGGGCCGGGACCGGCTCAAAAAGGAGTTCTCCCAATATGCCTCCGACTCCATGTTCAAGGTCGCCGTTCTGGACCGGGGCATGACGTACACACCTATCGGCCTCAACCAGAAGGACGCACAGTTCATCGAGGGCAGGAACTTCACAGTGGAGGAGGTCAGCCGCTTCACCGGTATCCCACAGTACATGCTGCAAAGCGGGAAGCAGGCGTACTCCTCCAACGAACAGCAGCAGCTGGACTTTGTCATCTCCACCCTTCAGCCCTATGTGACGCAGTGGGAGGAGGAGTTCCAGTACAAGCTGCTCCGCCGACGGCAGCTGGAGGATGGGCTGTATATGCGGATGAACGTGGCGGCCCGCCTCCGGGGCGATAACGAGAGCCGCAGCCGCTTTTACGAAAAGATGGTCAGCAGCGCCGTCTACTGCCCGGATGACTGCCGGGCCCTGGAGGAGAAGGATCCCCTGCCGGGCGGACTGGGTGCCCGGTTCTACATGACAAAAAATCTGGACACGGTGGAGCACATTGTGTCCGGTGAGGAGGGAGGCAGCCAATGAGAACGCAGATCAATGGGTACATCGTTGCAGACGAGGACGCCTGGATCTACCGCTGGGCCGGGTACCAGGTGTGCTCCCCGCGGGATATCCGCCAGGCCATCGCGGACAACCCGCCCGGGGAGACGCTGACGGTGGAGATCAACAACCGGGGCGGCGACATGTTTTCCGGTTTTGAGATCTACTCCGTGCTGCGCGGGGCGTCCTGCCCCACGGAGGCGGAGGTACAGAGCCTGTCGGCGTCTGCGGCCAGTATCGCCATGCTGGGCTGCCGGCGTGTGAAGGCCACGCCGGTGGCCCAGGTGATGATCCACAATCCCGCCGTCTGGGCGGACGGCAACCAGTACGAACATCAAAAGACAGCGGAGGATCTGACCAAGTTCGCCCAGTCCATCCTCAACGCCTATGAGCTCAAGTGCGCTGGCAGGCGGACGCGGGAGGAGCTGGCGGCGATGATGGACGCGGAGACGTGGATGACGGTCCAGGAGGCCATGGAGGCCGGGCTGGTGGACGAGGTCATCGGGGACGGCGGTGTGCTGTCCTCCCGGGTGGTCAATACCGTGTGCGGCGGCCTGCGGGTCCTGGCTGGCTCGGGCAGTCTGCCCAGTGCGGCGGACCTGCGTGCCAGAAAGGCGTCCATAGACGCGGGAAACCGGCCGGAGGGCCCGGAGGAACAGGGCGGCAGGGCTCGCCTGGCGGCGTCCCTGTCCCTGAAAAAATATTACTGAGGAGGAAAACGGCATGGATTTTGCAAAGGTTTTGAACGAGCTGCGCCAGCAGAGAACGGAAAAACTGACGGCGGCGGAGGCGCTGCTGAAGGAGGGCAAGGTGGAGGACGCCGCCGCCCTGGACGCTGAGCTGGAGGGAATCTGCAAGCAGATCACCACCACGGAGAATCTGATGCGGCACAGCCAGGAGAACGCCCAGCCTGTGGACGGCGGCGAGGCCCAGGTAGAGGTCACGCCCAACGGGAAGGCGTTCAACAGCCTCGGGGAGCAGCTGCAAGCGATTGTCAGCGCCGCCAAGACCCATGTGGCGGACAAGCGGCTGCTCCGGGTCAACAACGAGGTCATGGGCAGCAGCGAGGGGACCGGCGCGGACGGCGGCTTTGCCATCCAGGAGGACTTTGCCGGCCAGATTCTGGAGACGGCGGTCTCCACCGGCGACATCCTCTCCCGGGTGGACAGCTATACCGTTGGTGCCAGCTCCAATGCCGCCCGGTGGCTGATGATCGATGAGACGGACGTCTCCGCCAGTGTGTTCGGCGGCGTACAGATGTACTGGGCGGCGGAGGGAGCCGCAGTAGCCGTCAGCCGGCCCAAGTTCAAGGAGATGAAGCTGGATCTGGAGAAGATGATGGGCCTCGCCTATGCCACCGACGAACTGCTCCAGGACGCGGCCTTCATGTCCGGCTTTTTCGGCACCGCCTTCACCCTGGCTGCCAACCGCCTGTTGGAGGACTCCATCCTCTGCGGCGACGGTGCGGGCAAACCCACCGGCATTCTCAAAAGCGGAGCGCTCATCGAGGTACCGGCTGAGGGCGGCCAGGCGGCGGAATCCCTGACTGCGAAGAACATTCTGTCCATGTGGAGCAGGGCCCTGGTGTCCGGGCGGCGGAACATGGTGTGGCTGATGCACCCGGACCTGGAGGACCAGCTGCCTCAGATGATGTTGGGCGACAAGCTCATCTGGATGCCCGAGGGCGGCATCTCCGGGAACCAGTTCCAGACCATCCTGGGCCGTCCCGTCCTGTTCAACGACAACTGCCGGGCCATTGGCACCAAGGGCGATGTGCTGCTGGCGGACCTGAAGCAGTACATGCTGCTCAGGAAGGGCACCGCCAGGCAGGACTGGTCCATGCATGTGGAATTCCTGACAGATCAGCAGTGCTTCCGTATGGTACTCCGGTGCAGCGGCACGCCCAAGGCCAACGCGCCGGTGACGCTGAAGAACAGCAAGCGGACCAGGAGTCCCTTTGTCACGCTGGCCGCCCGCGCCGGCGCAGACGGGCCCCAGGGCTGAGAGGGAGGTACATCATGACGAAAAAGAAATCTGTAACCGAGGCTGAGCAGGTCCAGGCGGCGCAGGAGCCCGCCCACCTGCCCGGCGAGGCTGTCCGGGAGGTTCAGACGGACGCCCCTCCCATGCCGGAGCCGGTGCGGGATGAAAGCCCGTGCCAGGAGGCTCCGGCGGCGGAAGATACGCCGGAGGAGGACGGGGCGGAACCCGTGTGCTATCGTGTCAGCGCCCCCGGCGGCCTGCATCTGCGGGCCGGACCGGGCAGGGCTTACCGCAGTTTGGCGGTACTCCCTGCGGGGTCCAGGGTTCTCACCGACGAGGCCACGGAGATGCTGCGGGCGGACCGGAGCCCCGGCGACTCCGCCTGGATGGTGGTCCTGTCCAGGTCGGGCAGCGGCTGGGTGGACGGGGCATACCTGGAGAGGATCGCGGATGAGCCCGCTGACTGAGGCCCGGCGGGCGGAGCTGCTGGCCTACTGCAAGCTGACGGAGTTTGCGGAGGACCCGGAGGTGGAGGCGCTCATCGGCACATATTACGGCGCGGCGGCGGCCTACATGTCCCAGGCCGGGATCTCTGAGCCGCCGGAAGGTACGCCCCGCCGGGCTCAGTACGACCTGTGCGTCAACGCCATGGTCCTGGACAGCTGGGACAGGCGGGAGATCTCCGTCTCCGGCACGGTCAGCGAGAACCCTGCTTTCCGCAGGGTGGTCAACCAGCTCAAGATGACAGAAAATGTGTCCAACTTGGACACATCGGGAGGATAGGACATGGCAAAACAGGCAAACGCCGGGGAGCTGCGGACCCTGGTCCGCTTCCGGCGGGTCATCAAGGAGTCGGACGAGGAGGGCTGTCCCCGGATGCGGGAGGAGCCGGTGTTCCTGGACGGCCAGGGCCGGGAGCGGCCCGTCCACTGCAAGTGGGTCAACGCCCACGGCACGGAGGTCTTCACCGCCATGCAGCTGAAGGTCCGGCAGCCGGCCACCCTGACCATGCGCTACTCCCCGCTGATTACCCCCGCGCTGCGGGTTTACAAGGGAAGCGCCCAGGTGCCCTACGAGGTGGTCCGCGTGGACGATGTGGAGGATCGGCACCGCTGGCTGGAGGTCACGGTGGAGAGAACGGCGGCGGCGAGATGAGCGTGGAGAAGCGGATTAGGGACGCTCTGCTCCCATTCGGGGACCCGGTGGAGAAGTCGTTTCTTTATGCTGCGGCGGATGATCTGCCGCGCCAGTACTACACCTTCTCCGCCTCCTCCCGGGGGGATGATTTCGGCGACGATGCGCCGGGGTGCGAGGTCTGGCAGGTGAACGTCCACTTCTTCGCCCCGCTGGAGGGGGATTTCTCTCAGCGGCGGCAGCAGACCAAGCGGGCCCTCCACCGGGCGGGCTTCACCTGGCCGCGGTGCATCGACGCCGGCGACCAGGAGGGGCAGCACCTGGTGTTTGAGTGCGAGATCGCGGAGGAGGTGGACCTGGATGGCGAGGTTTGACGTGGACGGCATTTTCGATTTTGACGAGCTGCTGAATGCCGGAGCTATCCCCAGTGATGTGATGAACCAGATGCTCCACTCCTCAGCAGATGTGATTGTGAAAACCCAGAAGCAGACCGCAGACGCAATGCTGAAGGGGAAATACGCCACCGGGCGGCTGGCAAAGTCCATAACCAAGGGCCGCATCAAACGCTCGAAGGACGGCAGCTCCATTGAAATCGGATTCAAGAGCGGACGTGTTCGCGGGAAGAATGTCCCGCGCACCACAAGCAATGCGGAAATCGCGTTTCTCAATGAGTACGGCAAACGGGGGCAACCGCCCCGGCCTTTCATCCAGCAGGCCAACGAGCAATGCCGGGATGAGGCAATTGAGACGGCGGCAAAGGAATATGACAAGTGGCTGGAATCCAAGGGGTTTTAGAGAAAGGATAAAAGATTATGGCAAGTTTTGGCGCAAAGAATCCCTATTTCTGTAAGGTGAAGGAGGAGCCGGATGGAGCGCTGCCCACCTATGAGGGCGATCCCGTGAAGATCGGGCGGCTGGTGAAGGCGGACCTCACCATCCAAATGGCCTCCGGCAAGCTCTTTGCCGATGACGGGCTGGCGGAGAGCGTGGAGGAGTTTGCCAGCGGCTCCATCGCCATGGAGACGGATGACATGCTCGACGACGTGGCGTCGGTGGTCTATGGCACAAAGGTGGAGGAAAAGCTGGTCCGGTACAACACTGCGGATGATCCTCCCTCCGGCGGGCTGGCCTACTACAAAAAACTCATGCGCCGGCGGAAGGTATTCTACAAGTGCATCTTCTTCCCCCTGGTCAAGGCGTCTCTGGGCAATGACACAGCCCAGACCAAGACTGACAGCATCACCTTCGGCACAACCGCCACCACGTTTACCGTGTTCGCCTGCGATAACGGCGACTGGCGACTGACGGAGGTGTTTACAACCGAGGAGGAGGCTCTCGCCTGGGTGAAGTCCCGGTTTGCCCCCGCTGACGCCGGGGCGGCGGGGTAAGCCATGCGTGCGGTAAGAATTGAGCTGGCCGGGCGGGAGCGGTACCTGTGCTTCACCGTGGAGGCCATGTTTCGGATTGAGGAAGAATTTGGCGGGACCAAAAATCTGACCGAGTTCATTGCAGACAACAGCCGGGAGGGGCTTTCCGCCCTCTGCGCGGCCGCCGCCATCCTGGCGGAGCAGGGTGAGCTGGCACGCCGCCAGATGGGCTATGAGCTTGAACCCATGATGGATGCCGCCGCCGTCTCCGCCTCCATCGTCCATCCTGCGGATCTGGCAAAGCTGCGGACCGCGGTTGTCAATGCCATCACCCTGGGCTACGGCCGGGAGGTGGAGCCGGACAACGACGAGGTGGATCTGGGCCTGGCGGAGCTGGATGAGCAAAAAAAAACCGGGCCAGCCGCGCCCACTACATCCGTATAGGCGCACTGTGCGGCCTCACCCGGCGGGAGACGCTGCTCTCCACCCCGGGTGAGGCCGGGGACCTCTGGGAGCTCTGGCTCCAGGCAAATACATCCAGGCGGAAACGGGAGGATGACTGATGGCAGTACGAACGATATCCACAAAACTGGTCGTAGACGGTGAGGCGGAATATAAACAGGCGATCACAGCCTGCAATGCGCAGCTATCCCTGTTAAAGTCCGGGCTGGCGGCAACAGCCAGCGAATTTCGGAACAACGCCAACAGCCTGGCCGCGCTCACCGCCAAGGACGAAAAGCTCAACGAGCTGAAGGCGGCGCAGGCGGAAAAAATTCAGAAGCTGAAGGACGCCCTTGAGAACTGCCGGAAGGCTGCCGAACAGTACGCCCGGCAGCAGGAGACCTTGCAGGCCAAGGTCCAGGCCAGCGACCAGGCGGTTGCCTCTCTGGACGCCTCCTCCCAGAAGGCCGGGAAGCGGTGGGCGGAGTATGCCCAGGAGGTGGAAAAGAGCGAACGGGCCCTGGAGGTTCTGCGCAGGAGCTCCGGCGATACCACGGCGGAACAGGCGAAGCTGGAGGAGTCCATCTCCAAGGCCCGGGCTGAGATGGGGAGGCTGGAGGCCGCCACAGACGGGGCCGCCAAGGAGGCCGGGGAGCTGATCCGGGAGAATGAAAAGCTCCATTCCGCCCTTTCCGACAATGAGGCGACTCTGAATGCGGCCGCCCGCGGAGCCAACAACTGGGAGAAGCAGCTCAACAGCGCACAGATCGAGGCCAACAAGCTGGATGATGAGCTGGAAAAGAACAGCCGGTACCTGGAAGAAGCCAAGACCAGCGCGGACGGCTGTGCTGCTTCCATCGATCGGTATGGCAAGGAGGTCAGGAAGGCGGCAGACAGCGCAGAGGATTGTGCCGATTCTGTAGAAAAGTATGGAGACGCAGCTGAAGATGCGGGCAAAGGAACAAATTCCCTGGCGGATGCGCTGAAAAGCAAACTCTCCCCTGGCTCCATGACTGCTGCGGCCGCCCTGACAGCGGCCGGGACCGCTGCTGTTGGAGTGGTAAAGATATTAAACGATCTGGCGGAGTCCACGGAGGAGTACCGCATTGCCCAGGGGAAGCTGAACACAGCCTTCGAGGCGGCTGGATACTCTACGGAAACCGCCAGGGAGGCATATCAGACGCTTTTCTCCATCCTGGGCGACACGGACACCGCCGCAGAGTCCGCCCAGCTTCTGGCACATCTGGCCAGGAACGAGGAGGACGTGGCCACCTGGGGAGACATCGCCGCCGGGGTAATGGGCACCTTTGGCGATGCGCTGCCCATCAACAGCCTGATCGAGGCATCCAATGAAACCGCCAAGGTCGGGGAGGTCACCGGGGCCCTGGCGGACGCCCTCAACTGGGTGGGCATCTCAGAGGACGAGTTCAATGATAAATTGGCCGCCTGCGCGGATGCTGCGGAGCGTACCGCCCTCATCACCGACACCCTGTCCGCGTCCTACCAGAACGCCGGCGACATCTTCAAAGAGAACAACGCCACGCTCATGGAGACCAACCGGACTCAGGCGGAGCTGGACGACACCATGGCACGCCTGGGCGGGACCGTGGCTAAAATCAAGAATCAGCTGCTCACGGCCTTTCTCTCCCCCGTTGTGAAGGCTGCGGACGCCATCGCCGGACTTACAACCGGCGTCAGCGGCCTCAATGGAGAACTGGGGCGTATTGAAAGCAAATACCGGCAGTCGGCCATAGAGATCACGGCCACCGCCACGGCGGCCGGGGAGCTGATCGACCGGCTGGCCGGCCTGGAGGCCCAGGAGGCCATGACCGAGGGCGAAGCCGCGCTGTACGCGCAGACCGTCGAGCAGCTGAAAACGCTGCTGCCGGAGCTCAACATTGAGCTCGACGAACAGACGGGCCTCCTGGCGGGCGGAACAGACGCGCTGGCGATGAACACAGAGGCGTGGAAGGAAAACGCCCTGGCCAGGGCCCTCCAGGAGAAATACCAGGACGTGCTGGAGGGCCAGGCGCAGGCCATGATTGACGCGGCGGAGAAGCAGCTGGCCTATAACGACGCCCTGGCCGCCTGTACGGAGATCGAGCTCCAGATGCAGGAGGTGGCGGCGGAGCTCCAGCGGATCAACGCCGACAGCACCCTCACCTATGAGGAGAAGGCCGCTAAGATTGCGGAGCTGACCAACCAGATGGACCTGCTGGCAGCTGGGCAGGAGACCGCCGCGGACAGTCTGAACACCCAGAGGGGGGCTCTGGAGGACGCCCAGGCCAAGGTGGAGGAATTCGACCAGGAGCTGGAGCACCTAACCGATACCCAGAACACCCTCACCGGCGCTAACGAGGACGGATCGGAGTCCATGAAGCTCATCACCGCCAGCGCGGAGAGCGTCATCGACTCCATGAGCTCCCTCCAGGAGGCTTATGACGCCTCCTATGCCAAGGCCATGGAGAGTCTGGAGGGGCAGATGGGCCTGTTTGATGAGATGGACGGCAAGGCCAAGACCTCCATCGACAGCCTCATTGACACCCTCAACGGCCAGGTGAGCTACCTGGAGTCCTACTCCGAGAACATCAAAAAGGCCATGGAGATGGGCGTGGACGAGGGCCTGGTACGGAAGCTGTCAGACGGCAGTGAAAAGTCCGCCCAGATCCTGGATGCTATCGTCAAGGGTGGCGAGGATGATATCAAGGCCCTCAACGATGCCCTGGCCAAGGTGGAGGAGGGCAAAGACACCTTCTCCGACACCGTGGCGCAGATGGAGACGGACTTCAACGGGAAGATGGAGGAGCTTGTCGGCGACTACAACGAGGCCATCGGCAAGATGGATCTCCACGATGAGTCCTACAAGATCGGCTCCGACAATATGCAGGGCCTCATCAACGGCACCGCCAGCAAAAGGCGGGAGCTGGTGGCAAAGTACACCGAGATGGGCAATACCGCCCTGGCCGCCTACAAAAAGGCAGTCGCCCAGGCGTCCCCGTCCAAGAAGTTCCAGGAGGCGGGCAGCTACGACATCCAGGGCATCATCATTGGCGCGACGGGCGAGAAGGACAAGCTGGCCGCGGCCTACGGCGAGGTGGCCAAGGCGGCGGTGGACAGCGTGGAGAAGGCCCTGCCGTCGGATGTGCTGACGGACTCCCTCCAGGAGTCCAAGGCCGCCTGTGAGAAGCTGCTGACCACCATCAAGGGTGAGCGGTACGCGGTGGAGTCCTCCGCCGCGGCTCTGAAGAGGCTGCTGGAGGTGGAAAACAAGACCGCCGCCCAGAAGGACGCCATTTCCAAGAAGGTTGCGGAGCTCAACGAGGCGGTGCCCACCCTGGGCCTGGCCTACGACGGCGTCACCGATTCCATCAATCTGACCGGGGAGGCCATTGAGCGGCTGGTGGAGCAGTCCGGGGAACAGAAGGAGTACGAGGCCCGGGTGGAACGGCTCAGTGAGCTCTACACGGAGCAGGAACGGATCTCCATGGAGCTGGAGGCCGCCCGGGAGGCCCTGAGCCAGGCGGAGGCCGAGGGCTCCGCGGGCGTTCAGACGCTCCAGAAGAGCGTGACAGAGCTCACCAGCGCCCAGGAGTCCAACGCCGCCCAGATTGCGGAGCTGGAGTCCGCCACGGCCGGATACAATACCCGGCAGACTGAGATGGCGCAAAAGGCCGCGGAGATGACCAGGTCCTTCCGGGAGTCCAGGACCGCCAGCGAGGAGCTGCTGGCCTCCATGCGAGGGGAGCAGTACGTTGTCTCCACCGCCGCCTCCTCCCTGCGGAGCCTGCTGGCGGTGGAGGAGAAGTCCGCCGTCCAGAAGGAAGTGATCGCCCGGAAGGCGGCCGCGCTCAACGAGGCCCTGCCCGCGCTGGGTCTGACCTATGACAGCGTCACCGATTCCATCAACCTGACCGGGGAGGCCATTGAGGCCCTGGTGGAAAAATCGGGGGGACAAAAGGAGTACGAGGCCCGGGTGGAACGGCTCAGCGAGCTCTACGCGGAGCAGACGCAGATCTTCCGGGAGCTGGAGGCCGCTGAGGATGCTCTGAGCGAGGCGGAGGCGGGGAACGCGGAGAACGCGGGGGCTCTGCGGGATACCGTGGCGGAACTCACGGAGGCCCTGTTCGATGGGTCCACGCAGATCATAGAGCTGGAGGCCGCCACCCGTGCCTATGCCCAGCAGCAGGCCGAGGCGGCAGTCAAGGCCGAGGAGATGACGGACCGGCTGGGGAAGATGACGGAGGAGGTTCAGAACCTCCACGAGTCCTATGAGAGCATCCGAAAAAAAGCCTATGACAGCATCTCAGGCCAGCTGGGCCTGTTCGGTGACCTGGACGAGGAAACCGGACTCTCCATCGACAGCATGATCGCCAGCCTTCGGAGCCAGGTGGAGTATATGAATATCTACTCCAGCAACATCCAGCAGGCCATGGCGCTGGGCGTGGACAAGGGGATCATCCAGAAGCTGTCAGACGGCAGGGAGGAGTCCTCCAAAATCCTGGCCGCCATCGTGCGGAGCGGGCAGCAGGAAATTTCGTCTTTGAATGCAGAGTTTGCCCGCGTGGAGCAGGGCAAAGAGGATTTTTCCCGGACTGTGGCCGAGATGGAGACGGACTTCAAGAATAAAATGGGCGAACTGGTGACGGACCTCAACGAAGCCATGAACGAGATGAACATGGCGGACGCCGCCTACGCCATTGGCGTGAACAACATGCTGGGGCTTATCAGCGGCACGGAGAGCCAGCGCCAGGAGCTGGTAGACGCCTACGCGGACGCCGCCAAGGCGGCAATGGAGGCGGTGCGGCGGGAGACCCAGCAGGCGTCCCCATCGAAAAAGTTCCGCCAGATCGGCAGCTACGACATCCAGGGCATGATCCAGGGCGTGGAGAGCCAGCGGGCGGCCCTGGAGGCGTCCTATGCGGAGGCGGCCCAGGCGGCGCTCCACAGCATGGAGCGCCATCTGCCCTCCGTCCTCCGGGAGCCCCGGACCGTCTCCCGGGAGGAGCAGATCGCCGCCGCCGTCTCCGCCGCCGCGGACCGGGAGGGCGGCGTGGTCAACCACTTCCACATCGGGGAGATGAACGTCCGCAGTGACGCGGACCTGGACTACATCGCGCAGAAGCTCTATTACATGCAGCAGCGCGAAGCCCGGTCGAGAGGAGGCGGCATCCTGTGAGCGGCTTCACCTTCCGGGGCAGGCACAGCAGCCTGTTCGGCATCCACACGGTGGACCAGGCCCGGGTCATCCTGCCGCCCCGGCGGGAGGGCAGAATCGCCATTCCCGGCCGCTCCGGCTACTATGACGGCGTGCCCGGCGGCGTCTACGACGAGCGGCAGGAGTCCATCCTCTGCGCCTTTACCCGGCCCGGGGACCGGACGGTGGCGGAGGTCTGCCGGGAGATCGCGTACTGGCTCTCCGGCACCGGCCGCCTGGTCTACGACAAGGAGCCGGACAAGTACTACACCGCCCGGCTCTCCGGCGCGCCGCCCATGGCCCAGCACCTCAAGTACGGCGAGTTCACCCTCACCTGGTCCTGCAACCCGCCCTTCGCCTTTGGCCGGACGGTCTCCCAGGCCATTCAAAAGGGGGAGAACGCCGCGGCCTACGCCGGCACCGCCCCCACACCCTGCGTCATCGTCCTGCGCAACGTCTCCGCGGCCAGCGCCGCCAATATCACCATTACGGCGGTGAAGCGCCGGTCATAGCGGAATGTGTCCAAGTTGGACACAATTTGTAAAGAACGGAGTGAACAGCTATATGTACGCCTGCGACTATCTGGAGAACGGCGTTCTGAACACCCTGCGGGGCATCACGTTCCCCGCGCCGGCCAAGGTCTATCTGGCCCTGTATATCAGCGACCCCGGCGAATCGGGCGCGTCCGGCGTGGAGGCGGCCTACACGGGGTACAAGCGCATGGAGGTGGACTTCTCCGCCCCCGCTGAGACCAGCGGCGGCGTTGGGATCCAGAACCTCCAGGAGATCACCTTCCCCACCCCGGACACGGCGGTGGGCACCATCACCCATGTGGGGGTCCTGGACTCCCTGGTGGGCGGGAACATGCTGGCCCGGGGGGAGCTGGTGGAGCAGCTGGTCATCGGGGAGAGGGAGCCGCCGGTGTTTCTGGCCGGGGATGTGCTCTTTTACCTCACCGGGAACCTGTCCAAGGCGTGGAAGACCCGGGTGCTCAACGTCTTCCTCGGCCAGTCCATCCAGGGCGTCAGCCCCTGCTTCTCCCTGTGGAACGGCTCCCCGGAGTCCTCCGGCGCGGAGCTCAGCGGGGACAACTACGCCCGCCTGCCCCTCACCTTCGGCGCACCGGCGGAGCAGCCCTCCGGCCAGATCCTCATGCGCAACGCCGCCGCTGCCTCCTTTCCGCGCCCCTCCACCGCCTGGGGCACCTGGACACACTCCGCGCTCTACACCGCCGCCTCCAGCGGAGAGCCCATCTACATCAAGGCCCTGCCCGAGGCCGTGGTCCTGCGCAAGGGCTACATGCCCACCATCGCCGAGGGGGCCGTGGAAGTAGGCATCAACTGATACTTTTTCTTGAAACCACTCGCCGCCTATGGCGGCTTGGGCTGCTAGTGTCCGCTTCGCGGCCACTGCACGGAAAAAGTATCCAAAAAGAACTTTAATGCGCTCCCGCATCACTGCTGAACAAAAATTTGCACACGGTGACGGGACATAGGAGGGAGTTCAGAATGGCATTCAACGACCGTCAGTACAGCCTCCTGCGCTACTCCGTCAATCCGGCGGCGAAGGAGGCCCCCATCTCCGTCAGCTTCCTGGAGGGGATGAACGCCGTGGCCGGCGCGGCGGTGCAGGTAGCGCTGGCGGAGCGGTTCACAGAGGCGGTCCACGGCTCCGCCCGGGGGACCGTGTCGCTGGTGTCCGCGTTCGCCGCGTCCTCCGGCCTGCTGGCTGACGTGACCCTCTCCGCCAATGAGGCCGTGGCCGCCTCCCTGGCGGAGACGCTGCAAGCCGCTGTCACCGGCAGCAAGGACGCCTGCGTCGCCCTGGCGGCCCTGGACGGCCTGGAGGCCACCATCTGGGGCTCCAAGGACATCCCCTTGTCGGTGGAGCTGGCGGATGTGCTGGAGGCGGCAGCGGCGGGCAGCAAGAATATCCTGCTGGAGCAGACGCTCTCAGACACCCTGGCCGCCGTCACCGCCGCCACCACCCAGACCACGGAGACGGCGTCCTTCCAGCTCACCATCCCGCCCGGCGGTGAGCTGCGCATTGACAGCGGCACGTTTACCGTCACCCTGGACGGCCGGAACGTCCTACACACCCAGTCCGGCGATTGGATCGAGGTCTCCCGGGAACTGCTGCGCCTGCTCATCGAGAGCGCGTCCGGCGGGCAGCTGGAGGGACAGCTCGTCTATACGGAGAGATTCCTATGATCGAAGTTTTTGACAGGACCACACGGCGGCGGGTGGCCATCCTGGAGAACGCCTGCGCCGTCTCTGAGCAACAGCGGATCAACGCCCTGTGGCACCTCAGCTTCTCCCTGCCCTGCAATGACCCGAAAAACAAGTACTGCCAGCCCTTCCACTACGTCCGCCGCGGGGACGGGGAGCTCTACCGGATTATGCCCGCCGCCCTGGCCGTGGACGAGACCGGCTGCGCGTCCTACCAGTGCGAGCACGTGCTGGCCACCCTCATTGACAACATCCTCTTTGGCTGCCACGTGGTGGGGAACCTGGGCACCTGCACGGCGGACGTGATCCGGTACGTCCTCAATCACCAGCTGGTGAAAAACTGGGTGCTGGATGAGTGCGACTACCGCAACCAGTTTGAGTACGGCTGGGAGCAGGAGAGCCTGCTGTCCGCCCTGTTCTCCGTGGCCACGCCCCTGGCGGGGAAGTACATCTGGAGGACCGACACCTCCGTCTACCCCTGGCGGCTGAGCCTCAAGCGGCTGGACACCGCCGGCCCGCCGGAGCTCTACGTCCGGCGCAGGCACAACATGACCAGCTTCCAGAAGGACAGCGACCCGCAGCAGATTGTCACACGCCTGTATCCCAAGGGCTACGGCGAGGGCGTCAACCAGCTGGGCATTGAGTCCGTCAACGGCGGCGTGCCCTACCTGCAAAGCCCCGGCTCCATCACCGGCAAGTACGGCATCATCGAGCGGGCGTGGATCGACCGGAGGTATGAGGACCCGGAAAGTCTGAAGGCCGCCGCCCAGGCCCTGCTGGACGAGCTGCAGGAGCCCCTGGTGTCCTACACCATCGGGTTCCAGGAGGTCAGCCGGGCGGACTTCGACCGGGCCGCTGTGGGGAAGCGGGTGCGGATCCTCTTCCCGGAGCTGGAGGAGGCGGCGGACACCTATGTCACCGAAATCAACCGGAACTATGACGATGTGGAGCAGTCCACCATCACCGTTGCCAACCGGGAGACCAGCATCGCCGCCGCCGTGGCCGATCTGGCCGACCGCCTGCGCATTGAGCAGGCCTACGCCCAGGGCGCTACCCAGATTTACGCCCAGGCCCTGCAAACCAACTGCGACAGCAAGCACGGCGCGGTCATGGACTTCATCATCCCGTCCCAGATGCGGATTGTCAACAAGGTGCTGGTGAAGGTGCGGATGCGGCGCTTCCGGGCCTACTCCAAGGCCACCGAGACCGCTGCCCAGACCGTCCAGACCACATCCTACGAGGGCTCCAGCGTGGTCACCAGCACCAGCACGGCCTCCTCCTTCTCCACCTCCGACAGCGGGGGCGGGACCAGCAGCACCTCCGACAGCGGCGGGGGCACCACCGCCACCTCCGAGGGGGGCGGCGGCTCCACCACCGACACCGGTCCCGCCGGCATCAACGTGGTCTACGACTACGGCCAGACGGAGACCACCAGCGGCCACGCACACCGCTACCGCACCGTGGTGGCCCACCAGCACCGCGTCACCTTCGCGGACCACGTCCACCGGGTCACCATACCCGCTCACAGCCACACCTTCACCATTGCGCCCCACGCCCACACCTTCCGCATTGAGGGACACAGCCACAATGTCACCATCAAAGGACACAGCCACAGCGTCACCGTACCCGCCCACGCACACAGCATCACACCGGGTATCTTCGAGTACGGCAGCGCGAAAAGCTTCGGCATCTATGTCAATGGCACGCTGAAGGCCAGCCACACCGGCTCCTCCGCGGAGCTGGACATCACCAACATGCTCCTGGACCAGACCAGGCGGATCCCGCGGGGCAGCTGGCTGGACCTGGAGGTCCGGCCCGATGACCTGGCCTATGTCAGCATCGACCTGGTCATCCAGGGCTTTGTCCAGTCCAGGGGCGACAACACAGTGTAGGTATCCATTCGTTTCTTTTGGAAAAGAAACGAATCAAAAGAAAACTTTTTGCGCAAAACTGCGTTTTGCTTGTGTTTGGATGAAACGATAAGAAGGGAGTTTTTTATGACGGCACTGCAATTTCTGGAGAACATCCGCATTGACGGGGAACAGGTCCGCGGCGTGGTGCAGGCCACCATTGACGCGGAGAAGACCACCCTCGTCTATGACGTGCGGAAGGCGGACAGCGAGACGGCCCAGCGGGTCGTGACAGTGGAAACGGAGGCGGTGACAGTTGGCTGAGCGGGCGCTCTATCCCGGCATTGCCTTTTCGCCCCAGGCGGAGCTGACGGACAACATCGGGGCGGCGGACTCCATCATCCCGGTTTCGGATGTATCGGCATTCCCGCCAGCGCCCAACCTGGCAACCATCGGCACGGATGAGGAGGGGGAGACCGTCCTCTACACCGCCAAGACGGACGCCGCGCTCTCTGGCTGCCAGCGAGGCGTGGAGGGCCCGGCCCGGAGCTGGACGGCCGGCGAGGCCATTGGCCGCAACTTTACCGCCAAGGACCACAATGACCTCATCGCCGCTCTGCCCAGGGCCATCACCGATGAGGAGATTGACGAAATCTGGGGCAGGGAATAAAAAGTCCGGTCCGGGGTGTACGGGCGCGTACAACTCCGGGCCGGTTCGCAGACCAGTATGAGGGGGATTTTTATGGCAAATCTTTTGGAACAGGCCCTGGACAAGGCCGGACTGAGCCGATACACCGCAAAGCTGAAGCATGCCCTGGCCGGCAAGCAGGACAAAATCACAGGCACCAAGGGGCAGGTGGTGGGGTTCAATGAAAAGGGACAGCCGGTGCCACAGGGCACGGAGAGCCTGGTGGGACCGGCTGGAAAGGATGGGATAAATGGTAAGGACGGAACCAACGGCAAAGATGGTATCAGCGCAACCCACCAGTGGGACGGCTCGACGCTGACTGTCACCTCCGCCTCCGGCACCTCCAGCGCGGACCTGCGGGGTCCGGCGGGCGCGGATGGGAAGGACGGCGCAGCGGGAGCCAAAGGGGCGACCGGGGCAACTGGTGCTACTGGACCCAAGGGCGATCCTGGTCTGTTCTATGGGATCTGTAGCACAGCCGCCAGTGCTGCCGAAAAAGTAGTTTCGTGCAGTGGATTTATCCTCAGGACAGGCGCTGTGGTGGCGGTGAAGTTTACCTTCGAGAATCTTGCATCAAACCCCACGTTAAATGTGAACAACGAGGGGGCGAAATCCATCTATTATGCAGAGGGCAAGGTTGATCGTGCAGGCAGCTGGGGAAACGGGAAAATTGTTGAGTTTCTGTATGACGGTTCAAAATGGATTATCATAAATCCTGTGTTTGAAGAAGGGGCTGGAATTGCATCTGGAGCGCGTTCGCACGCAGAAGGTTTTAATGCAAGGGCAACTGGCCTCACATCGCACGCAGAAGGTAGCGGCTCTAACGCATCTGGGGAATCTTCACACGCAGAAGGCAGTTATTGCAACGCATCTGGTATCTCTACTCATGCTGAAGGCTCGAGCACAACAGCATCTGGTGCCTATGCTCATGCAGAAGGATGTAATTCTGTTGCTTCCGGCGACATGTCTCATGCTGGTGGATATTTTACAATATCTTCTGGACAAAGCCAAACTGCAATAGGGAATTTCAATGTAGAGTACAAGGACTCTGCTACACGATTTATTATTGGTAAGGGCATGAATGCCAATGCACGTGCCAATTGTTTCCGTGTTACCGATACTGGAGCATACGCCACTGGTGCTCACTATACTTCCGGCGCGGACTACGCAGAGATGTTCGAGTGGGCGGATGGCAACCCGGACCATGAGGACCGGGCGGGCCGCTTTGTCACCCTGGAGGGGGAGAAGATCAGGCTGGCCACGCCGGAGGACAGCTTTATCCTGGGTATCGTCTCCGGCAGTCCCTCCGTGGTGGGTGACGTCTACGATGACCAGTGGAAAGGCATGTTCCTAACAGACATCTTTGGCCGCCCTCTCTATGAGGACAGGGATTTCCCTGCGGAGCCGGGTCCGGACGGAGATGTCCTCATTCCCGCACAGACTCGCCGGGTGCAGAAGGTCAACCCGGACTATGACAGCCAGGAGACTTACATTCCCCGGACGGAGCGCCCAGAGTGGGACGCGGTGGGGATGCTGGGCAAACTGGTAGCCGTGGATGATGGCAGCTGCCAGGTAAATGGCTGGTGTCGTGTGGGTACTGGCGGTATCGCTGCCGCCAGCGTGGAGCGTACCAAGTATCGCGTCATGGCACGGCTGGATGATACGCATATCCGGGTGCTGATCCTATAGCAAGGGGGTGAGAGCATGGAAGGCATCGTGGTAGCGCTCATCGGGCTGGCTGGCTCGGCCCTGGGGTCCATCCTGGGGGTGCTGGCCTCGGCCAAGCTGACCAGCTACCGGCTGGGGCAGC